TGGAGGTTCCCATGTTGCAATCACGTAAGTGGAAAGCTGTGTTGTTAGACTCTGTGTTCTCGATCATCATCCTGATTGTCGTCGTATTTGTGTTGGACCCCAAGTGGCAGGACTTCGCGTTGAAATTGATCGCCTTGATCCAGGCACCCGTGGTCGCATACGTGCTGGCTGTGGCATACGAGGACGGCCAGGCTAAGAGGGCTGTTACTTACAACGACAGTCCCGAGGTGCCTGCCGAGAAAGGGAAATGACCCCAGAAGCGTGGGCATCACTGGCTGCACAAGCACCAATCGTAGTGATCTTTGCGGTAGTGGTTATCTATATTCTGAAGCAACAATATACGAACACCAAGGAATTAATGGGGGAACAGTACAGGCAGACTCAAGAACTCACAGATAAATTTATGTTGTTCTTAGAGAGCCATGACAAGATGGTGGTAGCTGAGATGAAACTTATTACCGCATCCATGCAGAAGGATGAAGAGCAAACTAAGATTATTCTGACCGAGGCACGGGTACATGATCGAAATATGCACAATGGGTTCAAGGATATAGCGCGTGAGTCGTAAGAAAGTCGTGTTCCGCTGGACTAAGCGCCGTAGTGACGCAGCCGTTTTACTGGCGCAAGGGCACACTGAGAATGAAACAGCAATAGCGGTGAAGGTCACAATCCGCAGCGTGCAGCGGTGGAAACACGACACTGAATTTGCAGCGGAGGTTGACCGCCTTTCGCTGATGTTAGATATATCAGGTCGTGCATATCGTATGCGCCTGGCCATGAAGCGGGTGCGTGCCATTCTTGATGGCAGGAAACCCGAACACAAACCAGATAACTTGCTGGATTGGTTGAAGTATGCACAGTCAGAGACCGATGGTATCAAGCTCGACATCGCAGGTATGCTTGCAGCCCTCGCTGAAACTTCCCCATCTGTGGCCGATGAAGGATCAGATGGAGATATTGTCTCGGCAGAAAGCAAAGCAGACAAGCCCGTTTGATTACTGGCAGCCACAGCCAAAGCAATTGGAGCTGCTGCACGCCTGCGGCCTGGCTGATGCGCTCACCGGTGGCGCAGTACATCCCGCCCAGGTGGAGCGCATTGGATACGGTGGGGCAGCCTTCGGTGGTAAGACGGAAGGACTGATCGCCATTGGTTTGATTGCTGCACTGCGTATCCCGGGTGTACGCATTGGTTACTTCCGGCGCACGTACACAGAACTAGAAGGCAGCGACGGCCCAATAGAGCGCAGCCGTGCACTCTATACCCAAACGGGTGGCAGGTACACGGGTGATGATCACACCTGGCGCTGGGGTGATGCACAGACAGGCGCAGCTCTGCACTTCTGCCACTGCCATGCTGAGCAAGACGTTTATAACTACCAGTCCCAGGCGTTCGACATCCTGCTCATTGACGAGAGCGAGCACTTTACCTGGTTCATCATTGATTACCTGCTCACTCGTAACAGGATAAGCAAGTACAGCACGTTACCTAAACCTTTCAGCGTGTTCACCGCCAACCCTGGCGGGGTGGGGCACGTCTGGTACAAGACCTACTTCGAGCCACCTGCACTCGGGGAGAAGGAAGTATCCAATCCCAATGGTGCAACTGAGACAGTCTGGTTTATCCCTGCGCTGCTGGAAGATAACCCCATCGGTGTGGCGAAAGACCCTGGCTACGAGGCCCGGCTGCTGGCACGAGATCCCAAGGTGGCACGGGCGCTGAGGTACGGCGACTGGAATGTGTTTGCTGGGCAGGCACTCGCCATCACCCACGAGCACATCATAGATCCATTCGAGATACCATCCACCTGGCCGGTGTGGGTGGGTATTGACTGGGGGTATCATGCCCCGTTCTGCTGCGTGTGGATGACAAAGAACCCGGACAACGGGCGGCACTTCGTTATCCAAGAGTTATACCAGGCTGAGTTGACCGACCGGCAGCAGGCACGGCTGGTGAAGGAATGGACACGCTGGACCCTGCATGTGCGCTATGCTGACCCATCCATGTGGGCTCGCAAGAATGTCAACGGTGTGGTTACTACCACGGCAGACGAGTATGCAAACGAAGGGGTTATGCTGACCAAGGCTGACAATGATCGCATGAATGGGAAGCGCAAGATTGACCGGCTGCTGAACCTGCTGCCCGATGCCAAACCTGGGTTGATGTTCTTCTCCAATTGCAAGAACACACTCCGCACCATGCCAGCCCTGCCCTACGCAACTACAGGAAACCAGGAAGATGTGGACACGGACGCTGAGGATCATGCCTATGATGCGGTGAGGTCTGCACTCACGCGCACCGACACCCAGCCCAAGAAGCCTACCTTTCCCAGCCAGGCACCACTACAAAGATATGTAAGCAAGAGGACATAACATGGTTATGATTTACGACAGCGAGAAATTCAAGGAAGCACAGGATCATGGTGAGGATCTAAAGGCACTCCACTCACAACGCAATGATATGGATGATGCCATGGAAAATATGTACCTGGTGAAGTGGGACAACGAGGACAAGTACACCACGGCTCAAGAGAGCGTGGCCGTCACTCGCAGCCCCAGCGCACACAACAAGTGCGAGGGTGCCATTCGCCTGCTATCTACCACGGCGCCCAAGTTCTCAGTACCCAGGGAAAAGAACAAGAAGGACGTTGACCCTACTTCATCCAAGATTGAACAGTGGTGTACCCGCGTGTGGGAATGTGCATCCCGAGTGACATCCGAGAAGCTGGAACGCTCGGTGGCGCAGTCTCAGATCCTATTCGGTGAGAGTGTGATCGCAGTTGATAGGACATCGGACATTCTTGATCAGCTACTCGCCAGGCGCAGCCAGGTCGGTGACGACTGGCTGGAAGCTGCCATTGTGCGAGCTGAGCGAATCAGTAAGCAGGCGCCTTTCCTGTTCACAGTGTGGGACCCGCGCACCTGTTTCCCCGACTTCGACAAGTTTGGTTTGCGTGCTATGTATCGTGAGGTTGAGACCACCGCGGGTGCTGCACTAGATGAGTTCGGGCACCTGGCTGGCATCGTGGAAGATCGCAACACAACCATCACCATCTGTTCCTACTGGGATTATGTATGGCGTTATACCTGGCTGCTGGGCTCGGCTTATCCCCTCATCGCAGAGAAACACGGGCTGCCATTCATCCCCGTGGTGTGCCAACTGGGTGAAGGATCTCGCCTGTTCGCTGACCCTGAGAACTGGCGCCTGCCCTTCCTGTACTCAGTCTGGCGCAGCAATCAATGGAGCAACGAGAACCTGTATCTCACGGTGATGGCTACGGCCACGGCTGCATTTGGTTCCAACCCCATGTTCACGGCGGTAGTCCAGAATGAGGATCGCAGCCTGATCGTTGACCATTCTGTACCAGGTGGGCGCATCACCCTGCTGCCTGGCGAGAGTTACACACCCACCCCCAAGATGGTGATTGATCCATCCATTATGACTGGGTTGGAACGGGCACGCCAGGACATCGAGGAGAGCACCATCTACGGGCAGACATTGGGCGAGCCCATTGGACCGCAGGCAACCTATTCCATGACCGCACTGCTGCACCAGGCTGGGCGCTTACCGCTATCCATGCCACAAGAGATGGCTGGGCGAGCGATAGCCGGAGCACTGAAGATTGCATTGGAGTGGACGAAGAAAAGCGGAAAGAAGCTGACGGCTGGCACGCCTGGCTACACCTATGACCTGCAACCCTCAGATATTCCAGATGGTGTGGAGATTGATTGTAAGCTGGATGTGGCACTACCGCAGGACAGGCTGGGTAATGTGAACGTAGCACGCATGGCGACCGACCCCAACAACCCGCTCACCAGCGTGGCCTGGGCACAGACGAACGTGCTGGGCATCGAGCAGCCTGACGAGATGACGAAAGAGATCATGGCTGAGCGTGCTACACAGATCATGTTTATGCAGTACCTACAACAGATGCAACAGCAACAACAGATGCAACAGATGCCACCTCAGCAGGGACAGCCCACGCCAGGCCCGGGGATGCCACCTGAGATGATGGCGGGTGGTATGCAAGGTCCGCAACCCGCGCCAGGTCAGCAGCAGCAACTACCGCCAGAGATGGCAGGAGGCCCAGGTGTCCCTTACGGTGAATGACTTTGATGATGCCTACTTGAAAGGCAAAGCGAACTTTGAGACCTGGCTGGTGGAGCATACCCGCCAGATGTTCGAGCCCATTGCCATTGCTGCACTCGCGCAGCAGGTTAGACAACTGCCCGATCCAGTGCAGGCTGAACTGAAGGCGCGTGCACCAGAGGCATGGAAAAGATTATTTGGAGGTGAACTATGAGTGATATTGAGTGCAAGATCAAGTACGAGAAACGAGTTTTTATTGAGGTAGTAATCGGTAAAAATGCGCTTGATATTGACGATGCAAGTCCGTTTGAAAGAATTGACTATCATGAGGATGGCAGTCAGTCAAAGTATTATGGTTTTGAAATCTCGAAATCGGCATATGAGAATTTCATATGGCTCCTGAGAAACAGAGGTGAACTATGACAATACCTTATAGCGCCCCAGCCAACCCGTATGCAAACTATTGGAGCACATACGGCACACCACCAGCACCCATCGTGCAAACGGGTGCACCTAACTGGTGGTCATTGACGCTGAAGAAAGCATTTGATTATGTCCAACAGCCACCGGACTTCCGAAACTATTGGAGCACATATGGTGCACCACCACAGCAAGTACCAACCATGTATGGTATGTACTCTCCTGGGGCAGGTTACACACCATACGGCAGGGCTACACCAGCACGGCAAAAGGAAGCTCAGAAATTGAGTGGGCAGTCTGGTTGGGAGAGCGCCTTTCGGATACCAACACAGGGTCAATTCAACCAAACGGCTTTTCCCTATTACATGGCAAAACGTTCGTTGGAAGTTGGCCCACTTCAAGCCCAATTAGAAATGAATAGGGCAAACGCACCCTTTG